TTAAGTAACTGCTAGATAAAATAAAATTCCACAAATTAAAATACCTAATAAATGTTGTAAGAAATTGTAGATGAGATATAGAACACTGAAGACTATATTTCATAATTACAGAATAAATTGGAATTTGATATTACTTAACATGAATGTACTAAGATCGAAGAGGAGATAATTGAGTCTTAAGAACGTATTAATAATTTACGTTTATAATATGAGTAAGGAACATAATTAATTGATGACAAGCTAACATTTAAATAATATTGTGATAATATCCATCAATAATTAAAAAAACATGTTGATTAATAATCAGATGAACATATTTAAACTTATTCAGAGTTCATATAAGATAAGAAGTTCAATGGCCACAAGAAAGCAAATTACATCAAATCAGGTGAGTATTTAAGAAAATTATTGCTTAATCAGTTAACAGATGAATAGAAACAAAAATATTATAATTCAACGAACGATGAAGTTATATTTAAAAAATTAACTAACAAAACTCTATATGCAATGTGTAAAGATGAGAAGCACGTTATGGATAGTAATGACATCATATTTAACAAAGATAATATATTCAGGACGACATCTTCTTATAAAAAGAAAAAACCTAGACCTAGAGCTTTTTATATGGCTGATAAGATGCATTTGTTCTATACTTATATCTGTCATACAATGATACCGCATATTAAAAAATTTACGGATTTGATGGTGCATGGTGTTAATAGTAGATAATTAAAAAGATAAATTATTAAACAGGTTAAAAACTTATTAAAAAACAGAGGTGTGGGATTGATAGATATAACGTCTTTGAGTATGGACGGTGGCTCATGGGAAGCGACATAACATTAAGAGACTAGACATAATATTATGCGAGGATTATGGTAAGCTTGCGAGTCGTCTATTAGAAGAGTAATACATAAATTCTTAGGAACAGAAGATCCAATGATAGAAGAAAGACTATATTAAATAGCTACAAAGTACATAAACGCAGTAACCACTAGAATAGTATTGCGACAGTTGAACACTACAGATAGAAAGAGAGGAAAAGCTATATTGAGTTTTAGATCGTCCTCTAGCACAACATCGGGTGAAGAAACTACAACATTGAGAAATAATTGGGCGATGATATTGTTTCAAACTTATTTTGCATACAAAGCCGGTTTTGGTCTACCCAAATTTAATCAATACATATAACGTGATATTGAAGATAAAGAAATGTTTAATTTTGTATAAAGTTACTGCGATTATTTTGATTAGTTGTACAGAGATAACCCAATAGTATAATAATCAAAATTTAAAGATTTACAAGAAACAGTATAATATAAACGATTTATTGAAAATCACCACGAACTTGGTTAATCAATTAGAGAATCTATGCGGAGATATTTATATTAATCCAAGTGGATAAAAATAACGTTACAAAATCCTAATTACGCTTTATTTATTTGTGGTGATGACTTATTTTTTATAATAGAAAAGTGCCTAATTAATAAATTAATAAATTCTATAAAATTCTTCACACATACATTTAAACCGAAGAAACCTACATTTAAAGGTTT